AACTATTCTGATTATTACACACTTCCTCATTACGGATTAGTTCCTGATTGGTACTTACGATATTGGGAACTACACAACATGATTTTTGATTACCTCGAAGGAGACTCTGATGAAACTGCGTAATGCAATCCTCTCTGGATTGATGTTTGGTCTAGCACACGGTATGGCAGCAAATGCTGAACCCACCAAGGGTTACTACACCATGGATGCAATGGGTTGTATGCTCCTCCGTGAATGTACCAAAGATGTAGAGGAAGTTCATTCTCTGCTTGATATTTCCTCACAGTATCCCAATACTGAAGAGTTCACACCAGTAGCACTTGAGTTCAACAATATGCTCATGTCACTACATCAAATCGGTGTGCATGTGTATCTTGCTGACGAGCGTTATTTCCCTAAGATGCACCGTGGTGTGTATCATACTGTGAGTAACAACTTCTTCCTTAACAGGAAGTATATGGATGATCCTGGAACTTTGATGATGGTAATGCGTCATGAAGGATGGCACGCTGCTCAGGATTGTATGGCAGGTAGTATCAATAACAGTATGATTGCGATTATTCATGCTGAGGAAGATGTTCCCATGTTGTGGCGTGTACTGGTAGAGCGTACATATCCTGCATCTGCTGTTCCTTGGGAAGCAGAAGCACAGTGGGCAGGTAGAACAGAAAACATGACCATGGAAGCACTCCAGAGTTGTGCTGCTGGCACGATGTGGACAGATTATGAACTCACTCCATTGACTCGTAAATGGTTGGAAGAGGAAGGATTCATCGCTAAATAAAACGTAAGAATAAGTCAAGGCGACATGATTGACGGCATTATCAACGAACCTACAATCAACTTTGTTGGTAAAGATGGGTTCTTTTGGTGGGTTGGTGAAGTAGAAGATAACGAAGACCCTATGGAACTGGGTCGCTGTAAAGTTCGTGTGCTTGGATATTACACTAATGTAAGGGGAGGTACTACAGCAGACCTCCCTACTAAAGAGTTACCCTGGGCAACTGTTCTACAGCACACTTCTCAAGCAGGTAACGACGGTCAGGGTGAATCCTCTGGTCAGTTGCAACCTGGTGCTATCGTCATGTTTT